TTTAGACAGTGCCCCAGCCATCCTGTCAAACTTATTAAACGCCGGGGGATCTGGGGGGCTAGTGAACGCAGTATCTAACATCACCCAAGGGTTGAACTTAGAAGGAGCGGATATAGCAGGGCTTGCCTCTCAACTAACAGGCGGAGCCTTTGGAGATGTAGCTGGCGCCTTTCAAAGCTTTTCAAACTTAGGATCTTTAAGTTCTATAATCCCTGGGCTACCTTCTTCGGCATCGGCCTTAATGGGTATGGCTGGCTTGGGAAGTCCTCTTAGTCTTGCTTTCCCTGGCGCGGGATTAGGCCTTTCAGCGGCCACTGCGTTACTAGGAGGCAATAATCCTTTGTCGTCTATACTGGGAGGAGGCGGGGCTTTAGGAGCTCTAGGAGGGCTATTTGGCGGCGGAGGCGGTTCTCAATGTCCTTGCGATCCTAAATGTCGCAAGACGTCTCATGGAGTTGACAGCGATGGCCAAAGTTTACTAGATCCAGCAGGTAATCTCACGATAGATAACTCAAACGTGTACGGGTCTGATATCTTAAATAATAATAAGACCTGCTTAGCAAAGGGTTTAGGCCTAGACTTCACAGGTATTGCAGAGAGCTTAATCCCTAAAAACTTGCTTGATTTTACGTCTGTCATAAAATCTATACCCAGAGTCGGAGAGATGAGCTCAAAGTTTGAGTCTGCGATTAAAGGCGGAGCTGAGCAGGCCGACTTAAATATAGAGATGGTGTATACCCTAGAAGCTATTGAGAAGTCATTTAAAATGGCAGATAATAATGTTAGTATAATGGAGTTGATTCAAAGACTAGAACTCTTAGGATCTAGCGACTTTATGAATAACTTAATTGCCGATAAAGACGGAGGGTTGTTGGGCAAAATGAGTACTGACGACATTGAGCAGTCTATGGCGATTAAGGACCTATATAGGATGATAAAACAGCTTAACTCGGTTAAGGATGGCGGAAGCGCAAATATTGCTCCTACACCGGCAATTATAGCAACACTCGCCAACCCGGCTACTATCCCAGCGTATTTCACAAAGTCTAAGGCAAGATCATTACTTAACCTGATCAAGAATATTATTGAAGCCCTTAGCATTTTAGGTAGTCTTGACCCCACCCTTGAGGCACCTTTCCCAGATCTAGAAACTAGAAACACGCAGTCTAAAGTATTAAATGATTCCTTATCTGCTAAGATAAGCACTAGCCAGCCCACACAAGATAGTCTTAACTACAGAGTCAAAGATTACTCAGATATATTTAACAACACGAGTAATATTAACTTCTTAACTCCTAACCAATTAGACTCTGGAGACTTTAATACATTATTAAATCAGGTACAAAATGAACAAGAAAGAGCTAAAAGAGGAGAAGGAAATTGTAGCTGATATGCAAAAGAGAGGTAGTAGCCTTTCCTCGTCTGATAAAGAAGAACTTCTTAGGCTTAAATGCCGTACAGATTTTATCACTTTTGCAAAAATTATTACAGATTTACAATTTAAATCGTATCCCGTTCACGAGCTAATTTGTTCGTATCTTCAAAATATTGGAGATGGAAATAAAGATTATAAGTATAGCGCAATATCTCTACCTCCAAGAACCGGTAAGTCCATGCTTATTAGCCGAATTTTTCCGGCTTGGCAAATGGGCCGGAGTCCTACAGCTCAGTTTATAATGAGCTCATATGCCTTAGGTCTGTCTACAGAAAACTCTAGGGCGGTGATGGATTACATAACCTCTGAGAAATTCTCTTGGATATTCCCAGAATGCGAGGTTAACAAAGAGAAGTGTAACCTTACTGCTTTGAGGACAGAGAATGGTGGGCTGATTAAAGTTGCTTCTGCGGGGAGTAGCGTTACTGGATTTGGATACGGGGTCATTGACGATCAAGACCTACCCGGTGTTGGTCTACTTGATGACCTTTTGGCTGATGGTAACTCATTGACTATTATGGAGAGCACATTTAGCTGGGTCCAGGCCCAGTTCTTGACTCGTGGTCTGCCAAATCATGCTATTATCTCCATGGGCACGAGGTTTCACTGCGATGACGTGATTGGGCGATTGCTTAGTGCTGATAGGGCTAACTGGAGAGAACTTAATGTACCGGCGATCTGTGTCGATGAAGAAAACGATTCGCTGGGTAGAGAGTTAGGTGAGTCTCATTGGCCAGAGTTTTTTCCTATAGAGAACCTCCAGGCAATTAAAAAGTCAATTGGCGAAAGGGATTTCAACTCATTATACCAAGGACAACCAGCCGGTGATGCCGGGGCTATATTTAAAGAACACTGGCTATCAACTTACGAAAAACAAGCAAAATATTCTTATATCTACGCCACTATCGATACGGCCTATAAAGCCGAAAGCATGAACGACTTTACGGCAATTTGTGTCTGGGGACTAGACAAGGGTAAAGGATTAAGACTTTTGCATGTTGTTATGGAGCGGATGGAGTTTCCAGACCTTCAAAAGCTTATACCTCAGATTGTTAAGCAGTGGAAAATAAGATGCTTATATATCGAAGGTAGAGCAAGTGGGGTTCCCTTAATTCAAACTCTAAGGTCTACGTTGTCTATACAGATCAAGGAATTAATTCCGTCTAAAGATAAAGTACTAAGGGCGAACTCCGTAGCACCCTTAGTCGAAGAAGGCATAGTTAGCATCTACGAAAACATACCCAACCTCCAGGACAGACTAAATGAACTTACGTCTTTCCCCTTTATTAAAAATGATGACTTTGTAGATGCTTTTGTATATGGAGTCACAGTGTACAGGGACGAGTTAATGGGCGGTACCTCCAAGATAGGAGGAGTCCGGGCAGCTCTACCTAAAATACACTATGACTCTGCTAGTAGGACTTCAAGCTCATTAGGAAGTCTTCTAGGAGATAAGAGAAACACCCGTAACGCCGGGGGTGTGCGTTATCTCTAGCGCGTGGTATAATTAGAAAAGTCGTAGGTTTTTATAAGAAAACTAACGAGCGCACGCGTTTTTATTTTATTTAAAAACTTATTATGTCAGAAAAACCAAAATTTAAATACCGAGTAGTGTTTTTTACTCAACCTAGTTGCTCTGCTTGTGAGGCAATGAAACCCATCTGGGCCGAAGTTGCTAATGAGATTGCAGAAGAATATCCTCATTATAAGATAGGATTTGGTGAGTGGGACGTTGCAGCAGATGACTGGGCATTTTGTGATAAGATCGAATGTGATGGTACTCCAAATTTCGCAGCCTTTGGTGAAGAAGGAAGCTTATTAGGTCTTAACACAGAAGGCATGATGGCCAAAGGCCAGCTAAAAGACTTTATCTTAGGCTGCATTGAACAATGAAGGAAAGAACCAAATCTAAGAAAGCTAGAGATAAGAGGGATGAGCATATAATCTCTCAGATGTGGAAAGCGGATCAAGTTGCTAGGAAGATCTCTAACTTCACTGGATTGCCATTTGAAGAACTCAGAGATGCGGCCTTAGAGTACATTGTACGTATCTATGATACCTGGGATCAGAGCAAAGGAGCAAACTTTTCCACCTGGGTTAATAGATGCTTACAGTTTCACATGCTAAATTATCTCAGAGATAGTTCTAGGTTGGTGAAGATGCCTAGATCATACTCAGATTTGTACTTAAAAATTAGAAAGTATCTCATTAAAAATCCCAATATCACAAACCAAGAAATCGCAGATGATCTTAAGATCTCTGTTAAAAAGGTTGATACCGTGCGCACGGCTTTTACAATGAGTTTTAACCCAGTAACGGAACAAAACTGCGTTATTGAGGCTTCGGAATCTTCAGATGTAAATTTTGCAGATCTTCTAACAAATCACAAAGAGCTACTATTCAGGATAACTGATCTAGAGAACCCCGATGAAACTTTTTTAATTGATTACCTCGTTAAGAAAAGATCTATTTCTACATTACTTCGCAAGAACCCCCATCTTAAAAACATCGATGATATTAAGTCGTACTCGACTAAGCTAATTAACTACATACTATGGGCAGACAAGTCGTTCGAGTCCTGGGACAAGACTATACAAAAACAGGCTTCGAGAAAAAGTGGTCCGAAATCGTCAAAGGAACGGAGTGCAACTACTTCGTAAAACCCCCGGATTTTGACTTTGTTCATGAGGTTGTTAGCAAGATAGAGAAGTGGAAACTTCTTCATTCAAGAGTGGGTTTGAAGTACAAGATAAGAAATAAAAAATTTCAAGGAAGGGCAGTTAGGGGTATTGTCATGATAACCCCTAAATCTAAAAGTGAGGTGTGGTTGGGTAAAGGAAAGATAGTCGAAGAGCTATTCCCTAGAAAGAAGCCCATCCCAGAGTACAAGAAAAATAAACAAGAAGCTCTTGTGGCAATGAGGCAAATCATAGAACCTCAGATTATATCATATAGGAAGAGCGTGCTTCGCCAGCTGCAAGGCCCAATGGGGCACAAGATAAAATGTGCTGTGTCAGGACAAGCCATAAATGCGGGGGAGTTTCATATTGATCATAGGTACGCGTTTAAGAATATTGTCCAGGAGTTTTGCAGGGATTATAAGATAGACTTAGAAAATGTAGATGTATACCGCAGAGGCACTAAGTGCTACTTAAAAAACACTGAAATAGCAGAAGCTTTCTTTGATTATCATATGATGAACGCATCTCTGCAGGTCCTTAACGCCACAGAGAACTTAAAGAAGGGGTCTAAATACTACGGTTAATTTGCATAGATCTCGTCAGCGTCCCCTCCAATAGCAACATCAAACTCCTCTTCAAAAAATTGTGTTGCTTTCTGTGCTATGATTTCCCCTATGCCATCTGCGGTAGTATCGCTGCTTAGCCAGGGCTTATTCTTATCTACTAGGGGAGCATAGGCCATACGATTATATATAGAAAAGACACCTTCTGTTTGTTGTTTAATAAAATGTGCTCCATATAACCTTCCGGTTATTATCTTAATATCCTCTTCCTTATACCTTTCTTTTAGATAAGAAATGATAGGGCTAGTTTGCTTATCATTTTCCTTTATAAAAATCTCTAGTCTTTTTAAAGCGTTTTCTGCTATAGTTACAAAGTCTTCGCCAATATCTGCTGGGATTTCTGCCTCTAACTCCATGTTAGAGATGGCATCAACGTACCCTTCAGATCTAAGCTTAACTTGTTCTGTATAAGCAGCGGCTACTTGTTCTGCTACAAGGGCTTTAAATGCTATAAGCTGAGTTTTAAATGCTTCTCTCTTTGCGGCTTTTTCAGTCTCTTTCCTAAAAGCTTTTACAATAGAATCCTGAGCCGCCGAGTAGGCGATGGACATTATAGGAGCTATTAATCCACCAAGAAAAATCATAAATTACTCTAGGCAGTTAAAAATTTCTTGGGCATAGGCGTATCGCTGCGGCATATTTGGAGATCCGGCCTTTTCGTATGTATCTTCAAAAATCAACGTGGCGTTATTCACGGATGTAGAGTTGTTAAGGGCTCCAATCATACCAGAGAAACTTTCTTTAACTTCTCTCGCAAACCAAGACATTTGTGTGTTAATGCTATTAGCGCTCCCCCCTATTTGGGCAGCATGGCTCTCTAACGCTCTCTTCCTAGGACCATTCCATTGAAAAACGCCAAGCGCTTCTCCGCCATCTCCTATGGCCGTGGGGTCTACTCCGCTAGTTTCTTGAAGTGCGTTACCTACGATCCCTGCAATAGCAAATTTGTTTGTTATCCCCATAGAGTTGGCTGCGTTTGCAATTGCCTGAATGTTGCCTTTATTATACTTATTACATGTATATGTAAATTTACCAGGCGGGTAAGACGTAGTTATATCACTTGCATTAGCAGCAGATCCCTGCGTTTTAAATCCGTCGGTACCTCCTATTAGCCCCCTATCGCACCTAGCACAAGAGTCTTCACCGCTCCCACCGATCTTATAGCATAGGTCTCCAGACGACCTTATGTAATCATAATAGTCCTTGTAC